AGGTTTAGCCTTTGGCTAAGCACTCAATTTTGCTTCTTCTCCCGCAAGGGGAGAAGCGGGCTGCGGCGCTGGCGCAGTTCCCAATCTTCCCAATCCAGACAACAGGAAAAATCCGATGACCTATATCCGGACGGCGCTGCCTGCGGTGGAGCCGCTGACGCTGGTCGAGACGCGGGCGCATCTGCGGCTTGATACCGAGGATGAAGACGCGCTGCTGCTCGGTCTGATCGCTACGGCGCGCGAGCATCTGGAGCGCGAGACGGGACTGTCGCTGATCACGCAAGGCTGGCGCATGTGCCTCGACCGCTGGCCGGACGACGGCATCCTGACGCTGGCGCATGGGCCGGTGCGAACGGTGACGTCGGTGATTGTCTATGATGGTGAGGGCACACCGCAGGCGGTGGTGCTCGACGGGCATCTGCTCGATGGTGAAGCGCGGCCGGCGCGGCTCTGGTTGCGGGATGTGCCGCAGCCGGGCCAGGCGCTGAACGGCATCGAGGTGGATTTCGAGACGGGTCTTGGCGCGACCGGCGCCGAGGTGCCCGACACGTTGAAGCGGGCCATGCTGCTGCATGTCGCGGCGATGTTTGCCTTTCGCGGCGTGGTGCCGGCCGATGCCCAGCCGGCGGTGGTGCCGCCGGGCTATGATAGGCTGATTGCGCCCTATTGCCGGCGGAGGCTCTGATCATGGCACGATTGGCGGCGATGCTGGATCTCGATCCCGGCCGGCTGACGGCGCGGCTTGTGCTGGAGCGGCCGGACCCTGTCGGCGATGGCCAGGGCGGGGCGGAGATCGGTTTTGTCGAACTCGCCCGCGTCTGGGCGCTGATCGAGCCGCTGCGCTTTGCCGAGGAGGAGCGGGCGGCGGGCGTGGCAGCGAGCGTGACCCATCACGTGACGCTGCGGGCAAGGGCGGATCTTGCCCCCGGCCAGCGGTTTCGCAAGGGCATGCGGCTGTTTGTCATCGCAGCATTGTGCGATCCCGACGAGACCGGTCGCTATGCGCTGGCCCGCTGCCGGGAGGATGTCGGATGACGGCGCTGGAGGAAACGGGATCGGCTCTGGCGCGTCTGCTGCGGCAGGCATTGCGGGCGCGGCTGGAGCGCCGGGATGAAGCGCGCTTATCGCCTGTGAATGGCCAAAAGCAGGGCAGAATTTCAAACGGGACGGAGGTCGACGATGAGCGCGCCGGTCAATGAACTGCTGGCCGCCCTGCAGGCGGCGGTGATGGCCGATGCGGCGCTCGCCGCGTGGATCGGTGCGGACGGATTTTCCGACCGGCGGCTGCGCGCGACGCGTTTCCCGGCCCTCAGCATCGGCACGGTCGAGGCGCGGGACTGGTCGACGGGGACCGAGACCGGCTTCGAGATCATCCTGAAGCTGGAGGCCTGGAGCGAACGCGGACGACGCGAGGCGGAAGATTTGGCGGAGAATGTGCGGCGGGTGGCGCAAGGGCTGGACCCGGCGCTGGCCCCAGGAATGGAACCAGCACTGGCGAGCCTGCGGCTGGTCAACATGGTCCATCGCCGGACGGTGAGCCGGCGGGAGGCGAAGACCGGGCTGTTCGTGGCGAATGTGACGATGCGGGCGGTGGTGGAGTAGCGGGCGCGGGGGATTTCACGCCGTTGATGTGGCCCGCCGTGCGATCACGGCAAGCGCTGCGACGGCGGCAAAGGCGATGACGGAAAAGGCGACGCACAGATAGAGCCCGGCGTCGACGCCGGAGCGGTCGATGATTGCGGTCATTAGCACCGGGGCCAAAGCGTTGGCGAGGTTTTGCGGCAGGGCGAGCCTGGCCGATTGCGCGGCGAAGCGGCTGGCGGAGAAGAAGCTCAGCGGCAAAAGTGCGCGGGCAATGGTCGAGACGCCGGAGCCGAAGCCATAGAGGGCTGTAAAGATGAAGAGCCCGGTCGTATCGCCGGTTGAAAAGATCAGCGACAGGGTGGCGATGACCAGCAGGCCGGTGCCGACCATGCCGGTGATCAAGGGTGTCGATCGTGCGCCGAAGATCACATCGACGGCGCGGGCGGAAATACCGAACACGGCGCGCAGCGAGCCGAGTTCGAGCGCCAGTTGCGGCGTGGCGCCGGACAGTTCGAGGATATGCAAGAGTGACGGCGACAGGCCGAAGGTGATCAGGCTGACCAGCGAGGTCGACAGCGCGATCAGCAGGAAGGCGGCGATGCCCATGCGCCGGCTGAGCGCCAAAGGCTCGATGCTGTCGGCGGCACGCTCGGCATCGGAGCGCTCGATCGCGATCCGGCCGATGGCGAGATGGATCGGCAGGCAGAGGATCAGTTGCGCGAGACCGGATGCGACCAGCGCGCCGCGCCAGCCGAGCGCCTGTTCGGCGAGCGCCAGCAGCGGCCAGCAGATCGCCGACGACAGGCCGGTGAAGATCATCAGGATGCCGATCGTGCGCTTGGCGCTGCGGCCTTCGCGTTCGACGACGGCGGCAAAGGCCGGCACGGAGAGACCGAGGCTGCCGCCGAGACCGAGCAGAAGCCAGCCGAGGCCGTAGAGAACGAGGCCCTGTGCGGCCGCGAGCGTAAACAGGCCGAAGGCCATCAGGATCGAGCCGAGGGCCAGCGTGCGCGCGGCGCCATGCCTGGCGATCATCCGGCCTGTCATCGGCCCGAGCGCTGCCATGACCAGCATCATCACCGTCAGGCCGGCAAAGGCCGCTTCATTGGCCATGCCGAGATCGGCAGCGATCTTGCGGCCGAGTACGCCGGGCATGTCGTAACTGGTGCCCCAGCCGATGATCTGGCTGGCAGACAGGGCGGCAATCAGGGCGGTGCGGGCAATGTTCATGACGACTCAGAATGGGGGAATGCAACCGGAAGGATGGCGCGGTTGTAGGGGCAAAGGCTGGGCGGGGATAGGGGCAAATCTGGTTTTTGTGGCAGCTCTCAGGTGCCTGCCCGGCTGGTCGGAGCCGCAACGACCAGGGCCGCGGACGAGCTGTAGCGGTCGAGGGCAAGTCGCCGGCAAACCAGCCAGAAATTTTGACAATTAGGCAAACAAAGGGATCACGGACATGGTGGCACAGAAGGGCAAGGACCTGCTGCTCAAGATCGACGAGGGGGCGGGTTTCGTGACGGTGGCGGGACTGCGGGCGCGCAGGCTGACATTCAATGCGCAGTCGGTCGATGTGACCGATGCCGAGAGCGCCGGGCGCTGGCGCGAATTGCTGGCGGGTGCGGGTGTCCGGCGGGCGTCGCTGACCGGTGCCGGGCTGTTCAAGGACCAGGCATCGGATGCTCTGGTCAGGGCGAGTTTCTTTGCCGGTTCGATCCTCAACTGGCAGGTGGTGATCCCCGATTTCGGCACGGTGACGGCGCCGTTCCAGGTGACGGCGCTGGAATATGCCGGCAATCACGATGGCGAACTGACGTTCGAACTGGCGCTGGAATCGGCCGGCGCCGTTTCCTTTGCCGTGCAGTGAGGCGGCGATGCGCGAACCTTTGACCGTGAACCGGGCCAATCGCCATCGTGGCGAGGTCGAGGCGGTGATCGACGGTGAACGGCGCATCCTGTGCCTGACGCTGGGTGCGCTGGCCGAGCTGGAAACCGCGTTCGGCGCCGATAGCATGGCCGATCTTGGCGCACGCTTTGCCGGCAATCGGCTGAAAAGCGCCGACCTGATCCGCATCCTGGCCTGCGGCCTGCGCGGCGGCGGCAACCGGCTGTCCGACGAGGATGTAGCCGAGATGGCGGTCGAGGGCGGGCTGGCGGGGGCGGCAAGACTGGTCGGGGAGCTTTTGGCGGTCACATTTGCGGATGGCGACGGTACCGGCTCACAGGGGGCAAACGCCTCCCCTTGATGGCCGCAGGCGATGAGACGGCAACAGCGCCGCGTCCCTTTCCGTGGGACATGGCGATGGCTGTCGGGCTCGGTCGCCTGCGGCTTGATCCAAGCGTGTTCTGGGCGCTGACAATGCGCGAGTTTGCAGCCGTTACCGGGTTGCTCGGCCATGGCGGCGGTTATCTGACGCGGCCGATACTGGCGGGGTTGATGCAGCGATTTCCGGACGGGTGAGGCGGTGGATGGACGCTATTTTTGAGGGCGAAGGAAGTGCTGTCGGACGCGACGGGGGATCACCCCCACCCGCCGCTTCGCGTCGACCTCCCCCTCAAGGGGGAGGTGGGAGCGCCGCCGTCGACGGAAAGAGAGACCGGCCGCAGCCTCCACCCTCCCCTTGATGGGGAGGGTCGGACCAAAGGTCCGGGGTGGGGTGACTTCCCAGCGCGCCAACGCCCCTACATGCCAACGCCCCGACATGCCAAGGCTGCTCATCCGAGACGCACAAAGCCGAAAGGCGGTTAGAACGGCGCGCACCACAACCGCGATCACCCCCGCCCGCCGCCTCGCGCCGACCTCCCCCCTCAAGGGGTAGGTGGGAAATCCGGCATTCGTCGCAGCCTTTTATCGGCGCTGCGCGGGGCGCAAACCATGACAGGAGAGACCCGATGACGGATGATGATGACCGGCTTGCCGTTTCACTTGATCTTGACGGATCGGCGGCGCTTGCCGTGCTCGATGATCTCGAAAACCGCTCGGCCAGTTTTGGCCGGGCGCTGGACCGGGGCGCTGAAGACGGCGACGACGGGTGGCAAGGGGCTGGAGGAGACGCTGCGCACGGTCGGGCTGCGGCTCTCGGACATTGCGTTGTCGGCCGGGCTGAAGCCGCTGGAAAACCTGCTCGGTCAGGTGACCTCCGGGCTTGTGTCGACGCTCACCTCCGGACTGACTTCTGGCCTGACTTCGGGACTGGCATCAGGGCTTTCCGGCAGCGCCGGCTCCACCACGGCCTTTGCCGCCGGCGGGGTGCCGGGGCGCATCACGCCGTTTGCCGAGGGTGGCGTGGTCTCTGCACCGAGCTATTTTCCGATGGAGGGCGGTTTCGGCCTGATGGGCGAGGCAGGCGCCGAGGCGATCCTGCCGTTGAAACGCGGGGCCGACGGATCGCTCGGCGTGGCATCGGACGGCGGCGGCGCGACCCAGATTCATTTCAACGTGACGGCGACCGACGCTTCCAGTTTTGCCCGCAGCGAAGGCCAGATCACCGCCATGCTGGCGCGCTCGGTCGGGCGTGGGCGACGCAATCTGTAGCCGCGGCAGTTGCAGGGCATGGCGGGTGCAAGGCGCGGCTGATGCAGGCGCACGGCGTCTGCCTGAAGGCCGAAGTGCCGGATTTCGACACCGCGGCTGACGCCATTGGTGTGGCAGAGATTTTTCAATCGGAGAGAGCCATGAGCTTCCATGAGGTGCGCTTTCCACTGCGCCTGTCGCTGTCGGTCAGCGGCGGGCCGGAACGCAGGGTCGACATCGTCAACCTGTCGAACGGCCGCGAGGCACGCAATCGGCGCTGGCGCGATGCAAGGCGACGTTATGATGCCGGGTCGGGCGTGCGGTCGGTGGCTGATCTCTATGCCGTGCTCGAATTTTTCGAGGCGCGCGGCGGCAGCCTGCACGGCTTCCGCTTTCGCGATCCGGTCGATTTTTCCTCCAGCGCACCGGGCGATCCGGCAACCGGCCTCGACCAGTTGATCGGGATTGGCGACGGCGAGACGGCAGCGTTCCCGCTGGCAAAGACCTATGGCGACGCGGCGGCAAGCCATCGGCGCGAGATCTCGAAGCCGATCGACGGCACGGTCCGCATCGCGGTCGGCGGAGTGTCGGTGGCAGCAGGCGGTTTTGTCGTCGATGCGGCAACCGGCATCGTGCAGTTTGCCGCGGACCATGTGCCGGCAGAGGGTGTCGAGATCCGGGCCGGCTATGAATTCGACGTGCCGGTGCGTTTCGACATCGACCGCATCGAACTCAATCTCGAAGCCTTTCGCGCCGGTCGCATTCCCTCCATTCCGCTGATCGAGATCGCTCCATGAGACAGTTGCCCGAGGCCCTGAAGGCCCATATCGCCACCGGCGAAACGACGCTGTGCCGCGCCTGGCGGTTGACGCGGCAGGACGGCGCGGTCCTTGGCTTTACCGAGCATGACCATGCGCTGGATTTTGTCGGCACGACCTTCGAGGCGGCGAGCGGTTTTGCGGCGACCGAGGCGCGGGTGGCGAGCGGATTGCAGGCGCCGGCAGCCGGCGTCGAGGGCGGCTTTTCCAGCGAGGCGATCACCGAGGCGGATCTCGCTGCCGGGTGTTATGACGGCGCCCGCGTTGAACTCTTCCTGGTCAACTGGCAGGCGCCAGAGGATCAGCATGTGCTGCTGGCGCTCCAGGAAATCGGCGAGGTCAGTCGGGCGGGACCGGTTTTTTCGGCGGAACTCAGGAGCTTTGCCCACAAGCTGCAGCAACCGACGGGGCGGATCTACAACCGGCGCTGCGATGCCGAGCTTGGCGACGGCCGCTGCCGGATCGACATGGCGGTTGCCGGGCGGCGGCTGGCGGGTCTGGTCGCGGCGGTGGAAACGCCGGACCGGCTGGTGATCGCCGGGTTGCTGGATCTCGGGGCCGGGCATTTCCGGCTGGGGCGGCTGCGGTTTGACGCCGGCATGCTCGCCGGGCGGACGGTGGCGGTGGAGGAAAGCGGCGCGATGGCCGGCGGCGCGGCTTCGATCCGGCTGTGGCTGCCGCTGGAGGCGGAGCCGGCGCTCGGCGATCCGGTGACGCTCAGCGTCGGCTGCGACAAGAGTTTTGCCATGTGCCGGGAGCGCTTCGGCAATGGCCTGAATTTCCAGGGCTTTCCGCATATGCCGGGCAGCGACTTTGCCTATTCCTATGTCGGCGGCGAGACCACGCATGATGGGTCGGTGCTGTTTGAATGAGGATCGGTATGCAGTTACCCCTCACCAACAATTTCTAGCACTTAGCTGAAGCTAAGCTGCTGAAATTGTGTCCTCTCCCTCGATGGGGAGAGGGAAGGCGTTGGGGCTGGCGAGGCCTTTCTGACTGCAGAACAGCTTTCATCAAGGATATCCGGATGACGATCAATGCGCGGGTACTGGGCATTGCCGAGCAATGGATTGGCACGCCCTATCGGCATCAGGGCTCAGCGATCGGTGTCGGCTGTGATTGCCTGGGGCTGGTGCGTGGGATCTGGCGCGGGCTCTATGGGCGCGAGCCGGAGCTTGTGCCGGCCTATGCGGCGGACTGGGCCGAGCGATCGGGCGAGGAGCGGCTGCTGGAGGCGGCGGCGCGGCATTTCCGGCCGGTGGCCTCGTTTCGGCAAAGCCTGCCCGGCGATCTGGTGATCTTTCGGTTCCGGCCCGGTTGTGCGGCCAAACATGCCGGCATTCTGGCGCGGAATCGACCTTCGACGGCGGTCGGCGAGTGTGGCCCAGACCGAGGTGGCACAGACGAGAGTGACACAGGCGAACTTTGCCCAGGCGAAAGTGGCCCAGGTGAGGGTGCTGAGGACGAGGGCGTCCAGGGTCATCCGGCGGCGGTCCCCGACCACTTCATCCATGCCTACGAACAATCCGCGGTGACCCGCTCGACGCTTGTGCCGGCGTGGCGGCGAAGGATTGCCGGGCTCTATCGGTTTCCGGAGGTCTGATCCATGGCGACGGTTTTATTGCAGGCGGCAGGGGCCGCACTCGGCTCGGTCTTCGGGCCGGTTGGTGCTGTGCTTGGCCGGGCGGCCGGCGCCCTGGCCGGCAGCGCCATCGACCGCAGCCTGCTGGGCGGTACGACAGTCAGCGGCGCGCGGCTCTCGGCAGCACGGCTGAGCGGCGCCAGCGAGGGCACGGCGATCCCCAGGCTTTACGGCACGGCGCGGCTCGGCGGCACACTGATCTGGGCAACGCGCTTCGAGGAGGAGACGGTCAGCGAGCGGGCCGGCGGCAAGGCAAGCGGCACGCGGACCGAGAGCTATCGCTATTTTGCCAATCTGGCGCTGGCGCTCTGTGAGGGCGAGGTGGCCGGCGTGCGGCGGGTCTGGGCCGATGGCCGCGAACTGGACCTGACCGCAATCGAGATGCGTGTATATCGCGGCACGCCCGACCAGCCGGCCGATCCGCTGATCCTGGCACGGCAGGGCGAGACCCAGGTTCCGGCCTATCGCGGACTGGCCTATGTCGTCTTCGAACGGCTGCCGCTTGATGATTTCGGCAATCGCATCCCGCTTTTGCAATTCGAGGTGATCCGCGCGGTCGGCGAACTGGAACGGCGGGTCCGCGCGGTGACAATCATCCCCGGCGCGACCGAACATGGCTATGCGACGGTCAAGGTGTCGGAGCAGCCGGGCGAGGGCGAGCAGCGTTTTCTCAACCGCAACACGCTGACGG